AAAAAGGCTTGACTTCTTACCCAAATATGCTATTATATACATATAGTCAAAGAAAACACAGGAGATGTAAATGATTCATGCAGATGTAGGTGATCGTGTAGAGGGCTTGTATGTAGGTTCTGTACCCGTGACAGGCACTGTAGAAAATTGGCGTGTACGCTATCAAGATGTTATCTACTACGTGCTGCTGGACGCTCCTGTAAAAATGCGTTATCGTTCAGTCCCGGTAGACCGAGTTATACTAGAACGCGCAGAACTTACTAAAGTAATCGCTAAGTAATTGATTTTATTAGCAAATTAAGAGGATCAAACAAATGGCACACTTTACCCCCAAAGGTTTCAAGATGGTAAACGGCGAATGGGAGCGCACTGAGTCTTATACGTGCCTCAGCGTAGCAGGTGGCTGGCAGACCGCTCGCCTTAACGTGGACATGACCGTGCGCGAATTGTTTGGTCCTGTGTTCCGTGATACTGTATCTCTTTGGAACTGGCAGCGCGAAAATCTCTATAAAAATCAATAACTTATAAGTTGTTGATTTTATTAGGAAAAATAGTTTGCTCAAAGGCTTGACTTCTTGCCCGAAACTGCTATAATAGTCTTATAGTGAGTAATAAGGAGCAGCAAATGATCACAGTTCAAGAAATATCAAGCATAAAGAGCAAAATTTACAGTTTGCGTATGATGAAAGCTACAAAGAGCTTGGATCGTGTCAAAAAAGATGCTTTGTACAAGTTTTCTCAGGTAGATGAAGTAAATCTTCAGTGGGTCGCTGACAGTTGGTTTGGTCGTTGCGCTGCAAAGTCGTTTCAAGACGTAGTAAATGAATTGTCAAAAGTTGAAACTTTTTAACAAAAAGGCTTGACTCTTTACCCAAAACTGCTATAATAGTCTTATAGTCAACAAACAAGAGAGAAATCATTATGTCAGTAGTTCTTATCAAGCGCGGTACTTATCGTAATACCCCAGTTATCAACACTACTTTCAAGTTGGTAAAGGGTTACCAAGTTGGTGCTAAGGGTGCATACGTAACTGTAAAGAATGAAGGTCACTTCCCGATTGCAATTGACGCGATCAAGATCAAAGTAGATAATATTGATTCTTTTGAATATGTCTCAGGTAACGCACCAATGAATGATGCAGTTGAATTGAAAGTATCCCTCCCGCAAGAAACTGACGAAGCAGCAATGAATCGCATTGCTACCCGCTTTGAAATTCTGGATCAAATGGCACAAGCTTGTATCGCAGGCGACATTCGTGCAATGATCGTAACTGGTCCTCCCGGTGTTGGTAAGTCTCATGGTGTTATTGAGCAGATGAACAAAGCTTCACTGTTTGATAAAATCGCTAGCCGCAAGCCCCGCTTTGAAATCGTTAAAGGTGCAGTATCTGGTATTGGCTTGTTCGCTACTCTGTACAGGTACTCAGATGCTAAGAACGTGTTGGTGTTTGATGACTGTGACGTATTCACTGACCCTGACGCACTGAACGTACTCAAGGGTGCGTTGGACTCTGGCAAGAAGCGCCGCATCTCTTGGAACAAAGACTCGCGTCTTCTGCGTGAAGAGGGTGTTCCCAACTCGTTTGACTTCAACGGCTCTATCATCTTTATCACTAACTTGAATTTTGAAGACCGTCGCAGCAACAAGATTCAGGCACACGTTGACGCACTTCAGTCTCGCTGTCACTTTCTGGATCTGACTATTGAAACTCAGCGTGACAAGATGCTGCGTATCAAGCAGGTACATCGTGATGCCGATGGTGGCTTGTTTGCAGACTACAATTTCTCTGTAGAACAGGCAGATGAAATCCTTGAGTTTATGGAAACTAATCAGAACAAACTGCGTGAAATTTCACTGCGTATGTCACTGAAGATTGCTGACTTGGTGAAAGTGTCCAAGTCTAACTGGAAACTGCTGGCTGAATCTACTTGTATGAAGCGAGGTTAATATGACTACTTTAGAAAAACTGGTTGATGTAAACGTTACTGATGTTATTAGTATACCATTATAGTTTTAGTAGCATGGTTCACTGGTGGTAGGTTTGCTTATAGAATAGAACGAGCCGCAGATTGCTTCTATTCTGATATAACTAAGCAGTCAATGGTTAAAGTAACCGAATCACATAAGTATAAAAAAGTTTAACGCAATAGTTGCGTTTTAGGGAGCACTGTGCTCCCTTTTTTTACCTTTAAGTTTGACTTAAAGTTTGTATGTAGTATCATTACAAAATATGCAAACAAAAGAACACTTGCTTTATTTTTTCCTGTCTAAGCCAATTAGGCTACATTATAGCGACAGAAAATTTTTCAATAACCTTACCATAATTATTAAAAACACCAACACCGTTACTACGGGCCAGGCTAGGCTATTTAATAAGCTGATTGAAAAATATGAATCTCAATTGGGTAAAACTCTTTTATCCAAAGAGCAGCTATTAGCTTTGCCGTGGAAAGCTACATTAGTTGAAACTTCTAAAGAATATACTTCAGCAAAGGTAAATTTAGTTGACAACTCTATTGTTATTAGAGTACCAACAAATAACAAGTTTATCAAAAAGTTTGATGGTATAAAGGACAATACATTTCGTTGGGACAAAATAAAAAAAGCGTATGTATCTTCTATGAGCACACATGCACTAAAGCTGGCATATGTTACTCTTCCTAAATATTTCACTGACATAATATATTGCAACCAACTTCTTTGTCTTATTAATAAAGCAAACGAATATTCTGATTTAATATGGCAACCTACATTGGTCACAATAAATAATAATTACTATGTAATTGCTATTAATGAAGCTTTAGAAAGTTATATCAGCAACATAGAACTTAACAATGAACCTAAAACTCTTTTTGCTTTATCTAAGCTTGGTATACAAATAGACAAAAACATTATCAATAGTGAGATTCAAAAGTTTGCATCTGAGTTTATAGCAGAAATAGATATCAATAAAACTGTTATGTTAGCTGAGTGGTTCAAAGAATTAGAAATCACACAAGTATTGTTAGGTAAAGGTATACACAATGCTTTTATAAAAAATAAAACATTGTTTAATCCAATGCTTGCTATATTAAGTAATAATGGTATAAAGTACATACCGGTTGACAGCAACTTTGAAATAACTAATGACATTGGTGCACCCGCGCTGTTACAATATCACGGTAATGAAAACATGAAATTTTGCGGTAAAGGATCACTAGCTAAATGCGTGTTTATAAAAAATTCAAATCCAATTGAGGTAGCATGAAACAAGCAAAAATAATTATAACCGACGAAGTTAATTGTAAGGTCCAAGGCTTAGAGCTTGATGCTCGTAAAGCTTTAATGAAACGTTTTGAAGTAGAAAAGCCGGGAGCTAGATATTTACCAAGTGTTCGTTTGGGTAGATGGAATGGTAAGATAAGTTACTTTTCGTTAGGCGGAGCTACTCATATAAATTTGCTTGAGCAAATTGTTCCTATCATTGACCAATATGATTACGATATTGAGCTAGAAGATTTACGCACATACAAAACTACCTTTGAGTTCCAAGAGATCAAAGAAGATACTTTTGCTCATAAAACTTGGCCAAAAGGTCACGTTATGGAGGGCAAACCTATTATGTTTCGTGACTATCAAGTAAACATTGTTAACAACTTTTTAGCTAATCCGCAATCACTTCAAGAAGCTGCTACTGGTGCAGGTAAAACTATTGTTACAGCAGCACTATCTAAGTCAGTAGAACAATATGGCAGATCATTGGTTATTGTACCAAACAAGTCACTAGTAGTACAAACAGAAGAAGACTATATCAACTTAGGGCTTGATGTTGGTGTATACTTTGGTGACAGAAAAGAACTAAACAAAACACATACAATTTGTACTTGGCAATCACTAAACAACTTGTTAAAGCTAACACAAACAGGCGAGGCTGACTTTACTATCAACGATTTTATTGAAGGTGTGGTATGTGTGATTGTGGATGAATGTTTTCACCCTGATAGTAAGGTGTTAACACCTAATGGATATGTACCTATAAAAGATATAAACCCCGGGGACATAGTAATAAACTATTCTGAGAAGGATAAAGTATTCAAAGAAGATGTAGTCGTAAAAAGACATGAAAACTTAACTAAATCTGATTCTGAAAAGATGTATGAGTTGGAATTTGATAATGGTGTTAAAATAAAAGTCACAGGCAATCATAAGTTCTTAACAAATGTGGGTTGGGTACGCGCTGACGAACTTACCGAAGAGCACGAAATTATAAACATAGGCATAAATACATTCAGCTAAAGCAAAGGAGCTGAACAGTTATGAATCCTAGAACATACAAGAAAATAATTAAGCTAAATGACCGATTAGAAGAATACGGACAATTAACTAGAATAATTGATTTAACTTCTAGTACTTTATTGTTGAATAATGGTAAGACACTAACAGGAAATGAAGTCGGGCGATTTGTTAAGAGAGTAATGAATACGACAGTTATTGATTGGGTAAAAAACACTGATAAGTTACTAGCAGGTGAAATATCCGAAAATGATATAAAGTCTATTTCATTTTCTATTGGCGGAAGAGCATGTCAAGAAAAACACGCTAATAAAATAAGAAACAACTTGAACACAGGTAAACCCTGGAATAAAGGAGAAAAAGGCTTACAAGTAGGTTGGACCAAAGGTCTAACAAAAGATACTGACCCTAGAATTGCCGAAATGGCAGAAGGTAAGAAAGGGGATAAAAACCCTATGTACGGAAAAAAAGTATCTGACTCTGCGAAAGAAAAAAAGTCTAAAGTTATGAAACAAATGATTTTAGATGGTACCTTTACTCCTAACTCTAATAATAGAAATACGCATTGGGATTCTTATTATAAAAATAAAAAATATCGGTCTAGTTGGGAAGCACTATTCCAATATTATTACCCTGATGCTCTTTATGAAAATTTGAGAATTGAATATACTATTAATCAGAGATCCCATATCTATATAGTAGATTTTATAGATCATGATTCCAAGATAGTAGCAGAGGTTAAACCTAAAGAGTTATGTAAGGGTGATATATTTTTTGCCAAGATTAGTCATCTCAAAGAATGGTCTAAAAACAATGGATATGAAGTCGTTATAGTAGACCAAGATTGGTTTATAAACAAATCAGAACCGAACTCATATGAAGATTTTGATGAAAAAACACAAAACAGGATAAGAAAACTATATGAAACTAATAAAGAAAACAGAAATAAAAAAATCTGATACCGTGTATAATCTTCACATAAAAGATGATCATAATTATATAGTTGAAGGAGCAGTTGTAGCCAACTGTCATATGGCAAAAGCTGAAGCACTAAAAACATTGTTAACTGGGGTGTTATCACGAGTGCCTATTCGTTGGGGCTTGACTGGTACTATTCCAAAATCAGATTTTGACAAACTAGCACTGTTGGTATCATTAGGTCCGGTAGTTGGCAAACTTGCTGCTAGCGAACTACAAGAATTGGGTGTTCTAGCAAAGTGTCACGTTAACATTATTCAGCTAAAAGACCAAAAAGAATATAAAGATTATCAAAGCGAATTGAAATTTTTGACTACTGACCAACACCGACTAGATACTATAGCCAAGATAATTGATAAGATCAAAGATACTGGTAACACATTAGTATTAGTTGATAGAATTTCAGCAGGAAAAGAATTAGTAGATAGGTTGCCCGGAGCAGTGTTTGTTTCGGGAGAAATGAAACTAACTGACAGGAAAGAAGAGTATGATGAGATTAGAACAAGTGAAGACAAAATTATTGTGGCTACCTATGGTGTCGCAGCAGTTGGAATTAATATTCCCCGTATTTTTAATTTGGTTCTATTAGAACCTGGCAAGTCGTTTGTACGTGTAATACAAAGTATCGGCCGCGGCATACGAAAAGCTGAAGACAAAGATCACGTTGAAATTTGGGACATAACCAGCGACTGCAAGTTTGCTAAACGACACCTAACCCAAAGAAAAGCTTTTTATAAAGAAGCAAACTATCCGTTTTCTTTGGAAAAGCTTGACTACTAGAGTATAATAAAGACATGAGAATATTAAATTTAGATACTAACACTTTTTACAACCTAGAATCTCTTCCCGAAGAAATTGACGAATTACAGTTTTCAATTTTAGACAACTCTAATCCAAATAACCCAGACTTTCATTTTATACCTCTGATATTTTTAGAGTCATTTAATTCGCCTGCCGTTGTTTTGCAAGTGGGCGATAGAAAAATAAAGATGCCAGTAGATTGGCAAATTTTGATTGGCGAAGCAGAACACGGTGACTTAGAAACTCTTCCTCTTTCTAGTGTAAACGACAGAGGGTTTAATGCGTTTCAGTTTAACCCGCTTACTTCATATGCTCCTGATTTTCTTCCTATAGAAATCGTAGATATATACCAAGATGTAACTTGGTTTTCCCCTAGACTAAGAAACGGTCAGTTCTTGTGTGTTCCCATTGATGATAGCGAAAGGCCTAGATGCTTGTACTTTGTCAAAGAAATTAGTAGAAACTGTGAAATCGTAGACTATGGAAAGATTTTTTAATGGCTGCTAAAAAATCCAAAGAGCTTAAAGAAGATACGCTAGAAAAAAATGACATAAACTTGTTTGAAGTTCTAGCTGCTATTGACAGCAAAGATTATGGCTATTATGATAGGCTAACAGACGATCAAAAGAAAAAGATTGTGCCATACCAACTTATTCAATGGATAAGTGGCTTGCAAGGAAATAAAGATTTACAATCTTACTATTTGCAGAGTGTCCAGTATCATGCAAACATGCACTTAGTTGACCATATGATTGCGTCAAAAGAACATGATCATGCTAAACTACAATGGTTGATGTTGTGTGCAGCTAGTCCTGGCATGGGTAAAGTATATCATAAATGGATACCCAAGATAAGTGAAAAAGTTGCGCTGTTAAAAGAAAATGCAAAGCTTGGAGACATAAAAGAATACTATCAAAAGGTATATCCAAAAGCTAGTACTAGTGATATTGAAGAAGTGGCTAAAGAATTTGTAGCCGTACAAAAGAAAAAAGTAGCACTAGGTAAAATTTACCCAACATTAAAACTTGATGAAATTGAACTTTTGAGCACAATGGTAACCAATGATGAACTTGATCAGTATGAAAGAGACTCGGGTAACTGATCGTTTTGTTTGCGACTTTTGTAACAAAGAGTTCCAACGCGAACAAACTATGTTCAAACACATGTGCGAAACTAAACGCCGTGTTGGAGACAAAGACACTGCTGGAAACAGAATTGCGTTTCAATGCTGGCTTACCTTTTACAAAAAGAACACAAACAGTAGAAAACCAAAATCATACTTAGACTTTGCAAAAAGCGCATATTACATTGCGTTTGTAAAGTTTGGCAATTACTGTGTTGATATCAATGCTATCAACATTCCCAGATATCTAGACTGGTTGTTAGACAATAAGATATCAGTTGACAATTGGACTAGTGATCAAGTGTATAACAGATACTTGATTTACTACTTGCGCGAAGAAGACCCGCTTGATGCTATCGCTAGAAGCATTGAAACTACTATTAAGTTAGCAGAACCTGAAAACATAAAAGCTAATGACTACTTGCGTTTTGGTAGTAAAAATCGCATTTGTTATCAGATTACTCTTGGTAAGATTTCACCATGGTTGTTGTTTCAAAGTGTGTCTGGTATTGAATGTATTGAAAGCTTAGACGAAGGGTTGCAGCGAATGATATTTGACTATATCAATCCTGAACAATGGGCATTAAAGTTTTTGCGTAACAAAGATTCAGTCAAGCAAGTAAAAGAATTGTTGAAAGAAGCTGGGTACTGATGACCACTGCACATCAAGTTGGGCAAGAACGGTTAGATCAAATTCTAAAAAACTATAATATCACTCGTGAACAAGTTTGTTTAGTGAATTGGAAGCAGCGTCAAGAAATTTGGGATTGGTGTGAACAATCTAATATAACTATATCTTATTTAGGTTCAGTATATTCAGTTTATGATGTTTGGCAGATTTTAGATGAACAGCACATGATGTGGTTTAGGTTGAAATGGGAATGACAAGAAAATTAGATGCAAAGTATATCCTAGACAAAAAAGTTGATATGCAATTTGCAATTGAAGATGAAGTTATGGCTGAACTTGCAAAAAACATAAAGCACTCAATAGACCAAGAAATAGCGTACAAACTTCTTTTATCTACTGGTTGGGCAGGTGCTATCGTTTCATATCAACAGTTGGATGAAGTTAAAGAGTGGGTTGAAGCAAATAAAACTGGTGAAGTTAGATTTTACGACAATAGAGTAGCGTTTGAACAATCAAAAGATTATGAATGGTTTATTTTGAGGTGGGATTGATGACAATGGCAACATATAATAGTTACAAAAATTCAAATTCTCAACAAGTTGATATTAGAGACAGACGAGTTAGACCGTTACGTAAGTATGGATTAAAAGAAGCGCATGTTAGTAGAGAACTAAGGTATGACAGAAATTATTATTTTACAAGACCTAATAAAGGTATGATTGATCATGATTTATACAGACCTGACGAATACTACATATATGAAATTACTATGGATCAAAAAGGGTTTGACGAAATGGTAAGTGATCTTGATCGTGTAGATTATGAAGAATGGTTAAGAAAGAACAATCCAAGTTTGCAAAAAGCTTGGGAACATTATCAAACTGTTTTAGGATTAGTAAAATGAGACAACTTAATAAAAAGGCTTGGCCCCATAAAATTAGAATAGAAAATTTTGATCATAAAGAGCATGACAAATTTGTTGAAAGATATCCCGCTATAAAAGTATATACTATTGAGCGAAATTCAAAGTGGGATGATTGGAAAAAACCATACGCGCATGATGTATACTTTACAAAAGAAAGTGATTTGGTATTGTACAGGTTAAGCGCACAGTGAGCGACTTAGATTATGTTGTTATTAATGTAGCAAATGAATTTCCTGCTTTGTGGAAAGAATATGTTATGGCAAAAAATGAAATAATAGGATCAAGTAGTTTCAATAATTTTTTGAAACATAAACAAATAAATGGATTTGCTAAGTTCGGCGGACCTGTAGCACAAGCACACATAAGACACGATCATTACATGTGGTTGAAATTAAAATACTAACATGAAAGATTTTACATACGAAAATAGTACTAAAGGATATGTAGTAAAGTTTCCTGCAAATACAAGAGTAAAGTTTAATAACAGTTATAGAAAACTGCTGGGGTTAGCTTTTAATATTACTAAAGAAAATGAAGTTACTCTATTAACAGTAGGAGATAGATTAGTAACTATATCATTAAATTTATACGCACAGTTACCCGACGATGATCGTTATATACCACATAATTGGAAACACGTAATTGGTGTGTTTGTAAACACTGAAGAACAAGCACAAATGTTAGTGGATGACTTAGACAAGGCAAGAATGTGGGCATTGTTGAAGCGATAAAACACAGTTATCTAAACTGGAAAGAAAAAAGATTCTTAAAAAAGCATGGCTGTAAAAACAGAGCGCAATACGAAAGAAGATTTGATCCTGATTACGATCCCAGAGCCACAAGAGTAAAAGATTATTTTCATGGATATCCTTATGTACATTGTATTACTGAACGTGATCATACCATGTACTTTTGGGATTTAGGTTTTGATGGACATTACGTTGTATATAATTGGTGTAAAGAAAACTGTAAGGGCAAGTTTAGAATAGATTGTTTACGTGTAATTAAAGATAGCTACACCGATCATTGGGAAGTAAATGAAATAGGTGGCGGAGATTATTACTTTATAGCATTCAAAGAAGAAAGTGATATGATATGGTTCAAGCTACGCTGGGAAGGTTCGCGTGAAGTATACTTTTAGTACACACTCATATGACCTAGAGGATGTTAACAAAATGTGCAAATGGTGCATGGAAAACTTATATCACGGCGTTTACTATGAACCAAATTGGAATTTCGTAGATAATGCGTTTACGTTTACAGACGAACGAGAATTTATGTGGTTTAAGTTGAGGTGGACATGAACGTGTTAACTAGAAGACAATTTAGAGAACACTTTAATTCACTAGACAGAAGATTGGGACGATCTGACAGCCCACTGTGGGAACCTGAAAGACATTATAATGTTAACATGCGCTGGTTCACTTGTGTTAGACCTATAAGGCGCAATGCTGAATACTATATATGG